AATCGGCAAGATCATCGATCCTGCCACTCGACATAACTCTGTCTCTGGCCGCTTTAGAAACGGCGCCTTTGGTAGAAGTTTTCGGTGCGCTAATCGGATTCGCTGGGGTAGGTGTCTTTGCGATCTTGTTAGACGAGACTTTCTTCGACGCGGCGGCTTTAGCGTTAGACGCTGCCTGCTTGGCCATGAGTTGCGACTCTCCGTAGAGCGCCAAGCCGACCCAATATTCAACCTGCGGGAGCTTCAATAGCTCCGGCGCTTGTTTTACGGTCGCTTGGAACGCTTGGTTGAGCGCGCTGCCTTTTGTGAAGAGGTCGGGGAACAGGTTCTTGGCCGCTTCGACTGCTGGCTGCCTCTGAGAGAGCCATTCGCGTCGGGCGGGACCATGCACTGTCAGGACGTCGTCTGCGCGAATCAGGTAATTTTTTACCTCATCGGCGTCAACGTAGACCTCGGTGCCGTCCGGTTTACGCACGGTGGCGCCGTCTGTGTTGCGCAAAGCCCAGCGGCGAACTTCCTGAGCGCTCTTGATTTTCGCATCAAGCGCTTCGGCGGTATCGACATCGGCGAGCGGGTTCTCCGCGCTAGGCTGCAGGATCGGGCGCGAAGCCTCATTGACCTGCGATTCCAGCTCGGCGAGGCGCTTTTGGGCTTCCTCGTATTGGCTTTTGACGGTTGCGGCTTCTTCGGCTGCGGCGCGTTTTTGCGCGGTCAACTTATCGATTCTTTTCTGAACCTTATCGTGACTGACCGGCTTGTCGTCGTCCTCGCTGTCCTCGGAATCTTCGGATTCCTCGCCAGACTCTTCTGTGCTGTCCTCTTCGGAGGTTTCCTCGGTGTTCTCCTCGGTCTCCTCTTCGTTTGTCTCGTCTTGTAAAAGATCTTCGGCGTCATCCGCCGACTTCACTTCTTCCAGTTTCTGCTCCGGCATGCCGCCAGACAGCTCCTGTATAGCTAGTGAAACTACATCTATCCCTGCGTCATCAGACGCTACTTTCCCTTCCGCCATGGTCTAAACCTCCCAAGATGGTGCCAGAGAGTTCGTCTCTCAGTCCGATCAACACCCAGCGCCATGAGGGCGCGACTCCACGTTGATACATCTAGTATTCGGTAATACTGAACGGATGTCCAGTAGTATTTTTACTCAGCTTGGATAGCAAACGCATCACTTGTTACAAACTGTATGCACTTTTTGACATTGTCCTACGGCTTGCAACAGTTCCCGAGCGGGTATAAAGCCGTCGATTTTGACCGGATTGCGCCCGATTGGGTATAGAGCGGGAACATGGCTTTACATTGCGCGGCGCAGTGTCGCCGGATGCTTACATTGGCGGCTGGGAACCAAATCACGCTTGGACTACAGCGCAAAAGCTACTCCACGCGATGCGACTCCGCGCGGCGCGCTTCGAGCGCGTCCCACAGTTCCTGCAATGCGCAGAGCTGACCGGCCGCGTGTGCTAGGTATCCGCCCTCCTTCGCGGTCGCCATCGTGCTGCATAGCGTGACGGCGTCGGCGATGCGGTCCTGCAGCTCCGTCATCACGGCCAAGTAGGCATTGGGCGCCTGTGCGCGGCTGAAGGCGAGAGCGCCCTTCGGGTCGTAGTTGTCGGACACGGCATAGCGGTCCACCGGTATGGTTTTGGTTTTTGTGAACATAAGGTATTGGCGGCGGTGGCGGGATTTGCACCCGCTGTGACACATATTTTGCTGTTATTTTGTGTCAGACCACTGTCTGGCTGCGTGTCCTGCTCCACGCCGCACCGCCATGAGTGTAAGTTGTTTGAGTTCGGGGTTTGCGAATGGCGAATGGTTATATCCAGAAGGGATACATGACGTTGTTGGCGGCGATGACGTGCGGGCCGCACTCGCGGCAGATGGGGCCGAGCTGTTCGTCCACGCCATGGATGTCCTCAATACGAAGTCGCTTGCTACACACGCCACAGCGCGGCGGCTCTTTGCTGCGTCCGCGCCATGGCCTCGCGCGCGGGGGCGGCGGAACTATGCCAGTGGGAGCCACTAGTAGCTTCCTCCTCCGCGGGACATGAGCGTCTCGCCGTCCACGTTTCCGGCGCCGGAGAGCGCGATGAATTTCACGCAGTCAACCGGATCTTTCGTCGCGCCCTTCTTGCCGTCCGCTCCGGTATACGTCGCCAGCGCGTAGATCGTGTTCTTGCAGCGCTCCGAGATGTAGAGCTTTGGCTGGTTGAGCGCGTTGACCGGCTGCTCAGGGTTGTAGTGCAGCATGGAGTTGACCATGGCGATGCCCTCGTCAATCGAGTCGGCCGGTGCGGCGAGGAAGTCCACACCCAGCTCGCCCATCTCATCGATTAGGGTCGTCGGCATCTCGCGCGCGAGCGTCGGCGCGTTGCCGAAGCGGCTGTCCATGTAGCGCTCGAAGATCTTCTCGCCGTTCTCGACGCGCTTGATCTCCTCGACGTATCGCTCCAAGCCGAAGCCGAAATCGCTCTGCGCCGGTCCCGCCTTGCCGTCCATCTTCTTGCCGTCCGGCAGCGCCCACTCTCCGGCGTATCCGATAGATGGGATGTAGTCGTCCATACTTGGCCATTCACGATAAATTATGCAGCGACCGGCCGAGTCGTGAACGGACCAGAGCTGAAACCAGTTTCTACCGCTGGCCGGATCGACCCAGTGATACCGCGTACCCTCCGGCACGTCGCTGTGCCTGATGACGTGAACCTTCTCGTTGAATAGTGGGAAGCGGCCGGAGATGGCCTTGGTCGGCACGCCATAGGCGCGGCATAAAATCTTCTCCTTGGTTTCGTTTTGAAGCTCCCTGCGCATGCGCGACCATCCGGCCCATGGATTTGCTTTCGTGTGGAAATACAAGATCGGCCGGTTGCGCGTAGACACCTGCAGGAGCGGCACCTTTTCGTAGCCGGTGACAAGTTTCTGGCCGTTTTCCTCTTTGTGCAGTGGGAGCAGCTCTGCGTCGGCCTCTTCGATGGTCTTAGCGCCGTTGAGGTACGATGCGACTGTCGGGCTGTAGCCTTGGACCGGCGTAAACGTCACGGCGAGCTTGCCATTGCGGTCCAACAGACGGAATCGCAACGTCTCAATGAGCGAAAGACCGACTAATTCGTCGCAGTAGGCCATATCCAGCTCCGCACCTTCTATGACACTCAAATCCTGCGCGTAATTTTTAAAAATACAGACTGACGCGTTTGGAGCGACGAACTTGGCCTCTGAGAAACCATTTTTAATAGTAAAACTTATTGAAGTGACGGAACTCTTCCGTGCCGTCCGCCATTCCGGCGGCATAAATTTCCACAGACGCGGCTGCTGCGACTCGATGCTGGTCGCGGAGGTCTCGGCGAAGCACCAGACGACGGCTCCGGCCTTGTTATACATCGTTTTGATGATCTCCTTCGCGGCCCATTCCGTTTTTCCGCTGCGGTTTCCGCCAAGGACAAGCAGCTCTCTATGTTTTTCGAGGAGTTCGCTGGCCCTTTTCCATACCGGAGGCTCGTAGCCGTAGCGGAATGGGTCGGCCTTCTCGCGGGCGATCAATTCCTCGCGGGTTTTTAAGTATGTCCAGCCGTCCTCTGGTCCGAGTTTGCTCAGAAGATCGGTGTCGATCTTCATAATCGGATGCTCAGACGGCTGAAACCGTTGTTTCTGTTCGTTCACTCCCTCTGCGCAGACTCCGCTGCGCTCTCCCCTCTAAAATGTAATGGGCGCTGACTGGTTGACGCGCGGTCCCTCCCAGAACCGATTTGTTAAGCCGTGTCAGCGCCCAAAGTTGCTATGTCTAAAGTCGGATTCTCAGAAAAATGGAACTGGTCGCTGCGGACGTGTAACGGTTGACCGGTGGATTCCGGCACGAACGTCCAGATGTCGTTCGCCATGCCGCCCTGCGGCTGGACGTAAAGCAGCCACGCGGTGCCGACACCGGCGACTTCGGCGCGCATTGGATATGGTGACCAGCTAATCATGATTCTGACGCCCTTTTCTCGGCGTAATCGCGGATTCCCTTGATAAATTCCAGCGACGCCTCTTGAACGATGCTGTCGAGCCAGTCGTTGCAGGCTTCGGCTACTTCTTCCCAAGCCCCTTTGAGTTCGTGCCGCGCCTTGTTGCGCTCGCGCTCCATCTTGCGCGCGAAATCAATGTGAACAGCAGGCTCTCCGTGCCATAGGGGATGTTTGTCTGTTTCTGGCGTGTCAGTCATTGAAAAGCGTTCCCCTGTATCCAGCCTCAAGCATATTGAGCAAAGTAATGTCATCATGCCCTCGCAGCAGTTCGTCATGCACAACTGTCAGTGCCCTTCTGTAATTTCTTGCCTCGGCTTCAGCCTTCTGCGCTCGGACGGTTAAGTCTTTAACTTGGCGGCGGGACTTGCGGAGGATGCGCTCAAGTTTGCGAGAAAAGTCTACCGGCACCCAATACTTGTTGCCGTCCACTCCGTTGATAGGGGTCTTAAACATTTCGGTTAGCTTTGTTTCGCTCATCTCAAAAAAAGACAGGGCCACCGGCATTTCAGTGCCCAGACGCACGTTGGAGCCGGTGATGGTTAGCGTTCCCTGCCGGAGGGCTTCCTACACCGGCACATGCGTCCGGTTCAGAAGCCATGACCGCTTCGCCTATCTTGCGAAAAGCCCCATGGGCTTTTGTCAGCGATGCGGCACCTTTGTTTTGGCGGGGCTGGGCGATACCACGTCGGGACGAACCTAGCTGAACAGATTTCATGTCTGCCGCTTTCATCACCCCGCCAAAGAAGTGCCGGAGACGGTGCTGCAGCACCTTTTCAACGCGCGGGTTGCCAATCTTGTGGCCCCAGTGGGGCATGCATTTTAGCTGCATGCGTGCGAATAAGCCGTGGATGCCTCCCGAGATCGATGTGGCGCCGACCGGAATACTCCAGTCCATGGCGCTCATCCGTGTAGCCGCGCTGTCCGGCAAAGTGTTAAACATTGGCGCCCCTTTCGATCATTGCTGTGAATTCGGACACAGGAATCTCCACGCATGGCTCACTGTCCGCCGCGCAGCGTCCCAACGGTCGCTTGAAAAAGCCGACAGGATATTTTTTGCGCGTAATCGGCACTTGGTAAATTCCTTCGTCCCACTCGACAATTAGTGTTGTCGGTATCACGTCGCTAAACTGCGCAACGTGGACGTATTTCTGCAGGCTCCACTTAAACGTCGGATATTTGTTCTTCGAGTTGTAGCGGCGGCGCGCTTCGACAAGGTGTTTGGCCACGCCGTTGCGCATGAAAACGGCGTCCACCGGATACGCCTTGCTGCAGCGCTCGATCGTGTAGCCGTATTTGTCGGCGACCTCCTGCAGCATGCGCGCTTCGACCTCGCGGTGTTGTTCGGTTTCAAAATACATAGAGCGGCTCCTGTTTTATGCGGTTACAGGAGCGGGGTGATGAAATGACCAGACCACAACGTCCGCCGCATTTCCCATGACGCTCTAAAGTTTGATGGCGCCCCACTAGTCGTGCTCTGTGGGGCTGGGCATACCGGCTTGCTCCGAGGCGCACACCACCATGCGCGCCTGCACGAACCCGCTTTTGCCATCAGAAAATTCATTTCGCTTGCTTGCGCTTGCGCATCTCCGCGCACAACGCATCCGCCTTCTTCTTTGCCGCCGCGGCGACAAGTTTGGTGCGCTGCGTCTTCAGCAGGGCGATGGTCTTGTCGATTTCGGCAATTTCGTCTGTCATAATGCTGTATTTACTCATGAATCATGGCCGGATGGTCATGTGCCAAAGACCGATCTGGCTAACGCTGTAGCCAAACCAGACGACACCGGCCCAAAAGTTGTGCTGTATGCAGAATTGATCGATGGCCACGGCGAAATAGAGCAGGCCGACCAAGGCGATGAGGATTGCGGACGTCATTCCATGACCCTCCTCCATTTGTCGCGCCACATGCTGCGCGCCATGACTCCGGCGGCATCGGCGACGGCCTCTTCGCTCAGGTGGGGGAAACAGTCGTGCAGCAACTCATGGACGATGGTGTCCAGCTCGTTGATGCCGCTTTGCCGCGGATCAATGAACACACGGCCATCACCCATAGTGAGTCCGTCCGCTTTTTCGCGGCCGAGCTTCCTACGGATGATGGCGATGTATTTGCGGCGAGGCATCAGGCGGCTTTCTTGTAGCGGAGGTTCGCGTAGTGCAGATCGAGGCGGGCCTTGAACAGATCCCACTCGTTGTCCGAAGAGAACATCCACTCGATGCTGTGATCGTTTGCCTTCTCCTTGCCGATACGAACGACGGCGCGGCGCTGAACCTTCTGGTCCGGCCGGTTCTCGTTCCATAAGCGCTCATAGGCTGCGAGCTGCAGCTTCTGCGAGAGGTAGATGCCGGACGATGTCTTCCAGTCGAGCAAGACAATGCGGCCTTCCTTGTCTACGGACGGCGCGTCGATTGTGCCGCCAAACAAGTGCGCCTCGCTGACGAGCTGCACCTCCGGCTCAAGCACCGTGAGACCCTGCTCGTTCCAGAACGACAGGAAGTTATTGAACGCGACGCCCGCCTTCTCAATGTCGGCCGGTGCGAACTCGGAGAGGTCAGCCGCCCAACCGTGGAAAAAGCACTCGATTAAGAAGTGCGTGATCGTCCCGATGTCGGCCGCGCGGTCGCGCACCTTGCGGTAGTCTTGGTTCTTGTTTCCAAGACCCCATGCCCAGTGGATCAGGTTGCTCTGGTCATCGCCGATCTTGGAAATGGTCGAGGCGCCGACCACTTGCGTGCCGTCTTTGAGGATATATTTCTGGTGCGCTTTCAGCTTCTCCAAACGTACGAGTTTGCGTCCGTCTGCAGCGAAGCGCTCCGGCGCAGGCTCCGCGGCCTTGGCCGAAGGGGAGCGGCGTTTTGCCGCCCCCCTTTTGCGTGCAGTGATTGCCATTGCTACCACTCGACCTCTTCGTTGTTGGTTCCGTTCTTGGCCACGCGCATCTCGCGCTCAACGTGCTGGTCTTTGGCCTCAGTCACCTCGAAGCCGTAAGCCTCGGCGGTGCCGCCGCTGCTCCAAGTGACGAGATCCAAAATCTGGACTGCCTTGGGCTGCAAGGTAATTCCGGCGCCGAGCGACGCGGTGTACCAGAAGTATGGAACCACAGCGACCTTGAGCTTGCTCCCGCCGCCGATGTTTTCGTTGGTGATCTGACCGGCCGCGTCGAACAGCTTCGGCTGGCGTGTGTACGTCTCGCCGTCCTTGCTCTTGCCGGTCGCCTTGACCTTCAACTTGAGCTGCACCAGTCCGTCGTTCTCGCTCCACGGCGCTGCGTGGATCTTGAGCGTGTCCTTTTTCAGCTCGCGCTTTTTGTCGGCGACGAACTCCGAGAACATGGCCTCGATCTGTTTGAGAAACGGCTCCGCGTCTTCGGCGGACATTTCGAGGTCTACTTTGTATTGGCCTTCCTCGCTGAACTTGGTGTCCGGCGAGTTGAGTCTGGGATAGCGAGCAACGCCCGCGGGTGTGGTCAGGGTTTTATTCATTTTGTGTATGTGGGTTTGGTGTTTTTGGTTGGATGGGAAAATCGCTGTGGCGCATGAGTTCGCAGAAGTCCTCGAACGTGAGGGTGACCAGCATGCGGCAGTGATCCTTGCGATGGATCACGGCACAGTTTTTGCGCTCGGCGTCGCGGTAGGCTTGGGCGATAGCCGCATCGAGGTCGAAGCGCGCGCGGCCGTGGCGTTTGCACTCGAAGTGCCAATCCGGCAAGCAGGGCACAATCACGTCTGGTGCGGAGATCCCCCAAGATCCCTGCGAGACCTGCGCGCCCCGCTTTGCCGGAAAACCTTCGGCGGTCAGAGCCTTGGCGACCTCGCGCTCGAACGAGGCGCCTTTCTGTCGGGAATTAATCACTCGTTGATGGCCTCCCACAGCTGTTTATCCGGTGCGTAGACGCTGTTGCCCTCGTCGGTGAGCCGCGGCGCGGAGACGATGTTGCTGACCGGCGCCTTCGCGTCGAAGCGCGTCAGGCTTGGACGCCACGTCATATTCAAGGTGCCGGTGCGTCCGGCGCGGTGCTTGGCGATGATTAACTCCGCGTCCTGTGGTTCTGGCTCCTCGTCGGCGACCGCGTAGTAGGCAGGGCGGTGAACGAGAGCGACGAGATCGGCGTCCTGTTCAATGCTTCCTGACTCGCGCAGATCGGAGAGCTTCGGCCGGTTGTCAGGCCGGTTCTCTGCCTGCCGGTTGAGCTGCGCGGCGGCGACCACTGGAATGCCCAGTTCCATCGCCATCGCTTTTAGTCCGCGCGAGACGAAGCCGACCTCGTTCTCGCGGCTCTTGGCGCCGCCGTGGCTTACCAATTGAAGGTAATCGACAAAGATGATCTTCACGCCCCACCTGCGAACGGCCAACCTCGCACGTCCGCGGATGTCCAAGAGACTCATGCCACAGCGGTCATCTATGTACAGGGGTTCGCCAGAAAAATCCAAGGCAACGGAACCGATGCGTCGTTTTCCGGCCATATCGACAAAGCCATTGCGCACCAGCTCGGTGTTGGTGTTGGCGCGCGACAACACTACGCGAGCGGCTAACTCATTGGCGGGCATTTCGAGCGAGAAGTAGAGCACCGGCACCTTGCGACGCATCAGGTTGTCCGCGATGTTCATCATCAGCGCGCTCTTACCCATGGCCGGACGTCCGGCGATGATACTCAACGTGCCGCCGCGCAGACCGCCGGTCACCTGATCCAGATCAGCGAAGCCGGTGCGCAGACCTAGCGTCTGCTTGTTGTCCATGAGCGCCTCCAGCTCTTCGAGGAGCGAGGGCACGATGTCGGCCGCGCTGCGCATCGAGTCGGTCGGAGCGCCGAGACTGAGCGACAAGACACTTTCTCCGGCGGACTGCAGCACCTCGTCGGCGTTCGCGGCCATGTCGTTAGCCGCCGCTTGCATGGCGACTGCCGCGGAGATGATCGAACGACGGCCGTGCAGATCGCGCAGGGTTTGAGCATGGTATTCGAGCGCGGCGAGACCGCCGCACGCTTGCATAAGAAACTCGGTGATGGCTCCCGCGCCGCCGACAAAGGTCAGCTTCTTCTGCGCGTCGAGGCGCTGAGTGACCGCGATAATGTTTGGCACACCGCCGTCTGCGCGGATCTCGGTGATAGTATCGAAAATCGCGCGATGCGCCGGAGTGTAAAACAAATCGGCGTGCAGACCGGCAACTTCATCAGCGAGTTTCGGCTCGGCCATAAGTGTGCCGAGCACAGCCTTCTCGGTGTTTGGGCTTTGTGGGGTGGTGGTGGTTTTCATACAAAGTTGTCGTCGTCACTTGCTGCTATCGCCAGCATCGCCAGCGCTGCGAGAAGCATCGCAAACACGAACACTTGCTCCGGACTCATTGCGCTCCCTCCGGCGTTGACGCATTTCGTAGCGTCGCTTGAGCCAGCGGTCGCACGCTTCGTCCACCGCTATGACATCTTCTGCAACGTGGGGCCATACGTTCCGTAAAGTTTCTTTTAGTTCACTGCGCATGGGCTGCCGTTTCTACGTCACTCGGCGTGGTGGCAGCCGTGGGTTCTGGGTGTGGGCAAGTGTGGACAAATGCGGACGTGGGGGCAACAACTTTTAAGCGTTTTCTGCAAAAAATTTCATCCCAGTTTTCGCGGTATTTTTGGCCGTCTACCGGCCGCGGGGCGTCGCCCTTTCCGGCACTCACAGCGGCTCCTCCACGGCGAGCAGGGCTTCGTGTTTCTCGTCGCTGACGTCGGGAGACAGCGCCGCGCACCGCTTCAAGACGAGCTTGAGCCGATTGACGCGCTTAATCAGCTCACGCTTCTCCGCTTCGAGGTTGGCCATTTCGGCCGAGTTGCGCTTGTCCTCCGCTCGGTAGAACTCCAGCTCCGCGGAGGAGCCGAAGTTGCTACCGAAGCCGATCTCGCCGACCACTAGGTCAGGGTTCATTTCTTAGCCCTCCCTTGCTCTTCGGCGAGCCGCTCGATGACCGCGTTGAGCAGCAGGTAGAGCGCGTCGAGGGTGGCCTTGGCGTCGTCCACGGACGCGGTGATGGTTTCCATATTGATGGTGTACTCAGCCAACTTGGGCTGAACCGACTTGGTTTTAGCTGTGCGCTTTTTCATGGGTGTGGGAAATGATGAAGAGGGGGGTAGGACAAATGCTGTCCGAGGGGTTAATATGAAATTGATAACTGGGGGGGGGGGGGCAATCAGTTATTAGGACGCGCGAGGGATTTTGCGACATCGTCTAGCAGTTCCCAATTGCTTGGCTTCCGGTGCCGCTCTGGGGAGTAACGGATTTTCTGCCTGCCGCTGATGTCGGAAAACGCCCAGAAAACAAACTGATTGATGTCTGACAGGTATGCCGCAAGGACGTCGAAGTCTCCAAAGGCGTAAGCCTGCTTGCTGCCGTTCCTTACAAACACCGCATAGCTTTGGTGCGACGCATCCCACCATGCCGTCTTAACCTGCACCTTGATTGGCGTCGTCCACGGTCTTAGCAGGCAAACATCGGTCGTCTGCGCGTGGCCGAAGGGCATGTAGATCTCCCAGTCGTGGACAATTGCGCCAGCGGCAAAAAGCATTTCAGCCATGTCGCCCTTGCGGCAGGACGATGGTTCCGTTTGGACGGCAGTCATGCCGCCTCCAATCTTGCGCGCTGCAGGCTGCGCTCCAAGGCGCTAGGGCCGGAGCGCTGCGGGGCAGGGGCAACCGGCGCGGCGCCATTCTTGCCGCGGAACTTGTCCACCCATGGCTTGATGTAACCGCTCGCAATCGCCGTCTTGATCGCCTCGACCGCCTGCCACTCGTTCACCGCGGCCAGCTCGCCGAGAATGATCCGCGCGGCCTGATCGGTCAGCGGGTGATGACGACCCTTAATCTTGCCGCGGCGAAACTCGACAAACTCGCCCCACCATTGACGGAAGCCAACGCTGTGGGGTAGGGGGCGGTCGGCGGACCAAGATTCGATGCCCTCGACCTTGGCCTTGCGCGGTTTGGATTCGGGGGCGCCGGTTGCTGTCTCGTCCTTTTTGGGGGGATGCGAAGGCGACGAAGTCGCCGGAGTGTCACCTAAAGTATTGTTCTTATATGTTCTTATAGTTGGGGTGTCAGAAAGACACCGCTTAGGTGTCGCGCTGACACCACTTGGGTGTCTTTCTGATACCTGTCTTCCTGACACCGGTGTCGCGCTGACACCTATCCCTGCGATGCGCCAAACGGTCGCCTGCACGCCGTCACCGGCCGTCCGGCGAAAGCCCTTCTTCATCTCTTCGAGCTGCTCGGATTCCTGCAAGCGGCGCAGCGAGCGGATCACCGTGCTGCGCGACAAGCGGGTTTTTGACTGCAGCTTCGCCCAGCTCGCGTAGCAGTTGCCGTGTTCGTCCGCATAATCGGCCAAGGCGAGGAGAACCAAGAGGTCGGCGCCCTGAGCCTTGCTGTCGCCCCATACCCATGTGGTCGCGGCGACGCTCATTGTGCCCTCCTGAGACGGTTGCGCTTGCTGATATCCGAGGACTCAAACTGCAAGACACCCTCCGTCGTGGCCATGCCGGTGTATTTGCACCTGAGCGTGTCGAAGGGTGGGCAGACCGGCTTCCAGCTCTCCGCGTCCTTCACCCAGCAGATGGCGCGCTCGGACCAGTTGGGGATACCCTCGATGTAGAGCATGCGCGCGTTCCGCGGGGTCTGAGCCTTGCAGAGCTTTACGTTGGCGAACTCGTCGCCTTGCTCGATGCCGACCTGCCGCGCGGTCTCCTCGGCCAGCTCCTTGGCGGACTTGGGGGCGGCGACTAGGTTGGCTTCCGGCTTTGACTCCGCGGCCGTCACCGGCTCAACCGGCGGGGCGGCTACCGGTTCGGACACCGGATTAGGACCGGATACCGGCTTGGGGGCGGGTTGGGGTTGAGGCTTGAAGGCGGCTTTGGCTTTTTCGATGAGGTTTTGCATGGGTGTTTTTGTGAAAAATTTTGCGAGGGCTTACCGGTCGGGGGTTTGCGAAGAAAAAATCAAGTCAGACCCCCTCCCCCCCTCTG